AAGTGGTTCAAACGCTCATAACGTATCTGCAACAGTTTCAATTCGTGAACACGAATGGCCGGCTGTAGGTGAATGGATGTGGGAAAACAAAGAATACTATAACGGTCTTTCAGTACTTCCTTATGATGGAGGAACTTATATTCAAGCACCATTCGAAGATTGTACAAAAGAAAAATACGAGGAGCTTATGGCAACACTAAAAGATGTTGATTTATCCAAAATCGTTGAGGTTGACGACAACACTGATTTGAGTGGAGAAGTTGCATGTGCTGGTGGAGCTTGTGAAGTCACATTAGTATAATGGAAACGAACAAAAATGTTAGGAGGGAGAAGGTCAAACTTCTCCCTTCTGATTTTTATATGGAGAATGGACTCAAAGTGATGACAGAGGAATATCACATCAAAAGAGGTTATTGTTGTGGCTCGGGATGCAGACACTGTCCATTCGACCCTAAGACACAAAGAGGTAATACCACTTTATCTAAAAAAACTCAGTAGTATATTTATCTGATATGGCAGAAGGTACTACTTATGGTTTAAAATTTCCTTTCGAAGACTCATTGAGAGGTGACTATCTTCAACTTACAGAATTCCAAGCTCAACAAATCAGGTCCGACTTGATTTACCTGTTGTTAACAAGAAAAGGTTCAAGATATTATTTACCTGAATTTGGCACAAGACTGTATGAATTTATCTTTGAGCCAAACGACGGATTAACTTTTCAAGCCATAGAGTCTGATATTCGTGACTCCATAAATCAATTTCTACCAAATCTATTGGTAAACCAAATTACTATCGAGCCTGCGGACCAATCGGTAGAGGTTAATAGTATCAATGAACAACCAATATCAAGTGACCCAAGACTTTATGATTTATATAGAGTTCCCGGTAGAGGAACAGGTGAATACACAGCAAAAATAAAAATAGATTATTCGGTCAATGCACAAACCTTTGCACAGAGTGATTTTGTAATAATCAATATTTAAAAGAAATGGCAGATAGAAACATATCATACGCTACAAGAGATTTTGCGGCAATAAGAGTTGAACTACAAAATTATGTAAGAACTTATTACCCTGAACTTATTCAAGACTTCAATGATGCCTCTGTATTCTCAGTATTTTTGGATTTGAATGCCGCGGTTGCGGACAATTTAAATTTCAATATTGATAGAAGTTTACAAGAAACAGTTCTACAATATGCTCAACAAAAATCCTCAATATACAATATTGCTAGAACATACGGCTTGAAAATTCCTGGTATGAGACCATCAGTCTCACTTGTAGATTTTTCAATAACCGTTCCAGCATTCGGAGACAAAGAAGATGAAAGATATCTTGGAACGCTTCTCAGAGGTTCACAAGTTATTGGTGCGGGAATTGTTTTTGAGAATGTTGAGGATATTGATTTCGCATCTCCGTATAATTCTCAAGGATTTCCAAATAGATTGAAAATTCCAAACTTTAATGCAAATAGTGTATTGGTTAACTATACAATCACAAAAAGAGAAGTAGTGGTTAACGGTATAACAAAGGTTTTCAAAAGAGTGATTACACCAAACGATGTCAGACCGTTTTTCGAATTATTTTTACCTGAGAAAAATGTTTTAGGTATCACAAGTGTTCTTCTGAAAAATGGCACACAATTTACAAATTTACCAACAACAGCTGAATTCTTGGGATTACAAGATAGGTGGTATGAAGTGGATGCTTTAGCTGAGGACAGAATTTTTGTCGAGGACCCAACAAAGGCAACCGACCAACCTGGAATCAAAGTCGGAAGATATATACAAACTCAAAATAGATTCATTTCTGAATTTACATCAGAGGGTTTCAAAAAACTAACTTTCGGTGGTGGAACAAACACAGCTCAAGATGCTTTGGACCAATTCACAACTTTGGGTACGACTTTAGATTTACAGAAATATACCAATAACCTTTCTTTAGGTTCGGCTCTCAGACCAAATTCCACCTTGTTCATTCAATACAGAGTGGGTGGAGGTTTGAACACCAACTTAGGAACAAATGTTATCAACCAAGTTGGAACTGTTTCTTTCTTTGTCAACGGACCCTCAGATAATATTAATACATCTGTCGTTAATTCTTTGAGATGTAATAACGTTGCGGCTGCGATTGGAGGAGCGAACATGCCAACCTTGGAAGAAGTTAGAAATTATGTTTCTTTCAACTTTGCAGCACAAAAAAGAGCGGTGACCGTATCTGACTATGAGTCAATAATCAGAACGATGCCCGCTCAATTTGGAGCACCTGCGAAAGTATCAATCACAGAAAACGACAACAAAATTTTAGTTCAAATTTTATCTTACGACACTTCAGGAAAGTTGACAAATATTGTCTCGAATACTCTCAAACAAAACATCGCGAACTATCTCTCCAATTATAGGATGATGAATGACTATATTTCAATATTCAGCGCCGAGGTGGTTGACCTCAGCGTTGACCTATCGATTGTTTTGGACTCGGCTCAAAACTCAGGTCAGGTGATTACAAATGTAATCGACAAAATTTCCGCATATTTCAATCCACAAACAAGGGAACTTGGACAGAATGTATATTTGTCTGAACTTAGAAGTATCGTTCAAAATACAAACGGAGTCTTAACTGTCGCGAGTATCAACGTATTCAATGAAGTGGGTGGTCAATATTCATCCGCTGAAACTTCTATGGAATACTCAGACCCTGAAACTAAAGAGATAGGACCTGTTGATGATACAATTTTTGCTCAACCAAATCAAATCTACCAAATAAGATTTCCAAACAAAGACATTAAGGTTTCTGTCAAGAATTTCCAAACAATCACCTTCTCTTAATCAATTTATTTTGAGGGTTAAAACCCTATACTTCTATTGTGTGTCTTTACAAAATAACACAATAACTATTTATTTTAAAAGTAATTGATGGGTCAATCTTACAGGATTAGGACGGAACTTGGTATCACAAAATCTATCAATGTAGAATTAGAACAGGAGTTTGAGTTTTTGGAAATACTATCCTTAAAACTTAATCAGACTGACATATACTTGAGGTCATGTAGCGATTACGGGGTTTTGGTTGGGAGAGTCACCGCAAACAATGGACTGGGATTACCGAATGCTCGAGTATCTGTTTTCATACCAATAGAAGCCTTGGATGAATCTAATCCAATCATTTCAAGTATTTACCCATACAAATCACCATTAGATAAAAACGAGGACGGTTTCAGATATAATCTTTTACCCTATGAAAAATCTTACTCCACACACTCAGCAACGGGAACATTACCAACAAGATTGGATGTTCTCACAGGAAACACGGTATTCGAGATTTATGAAAAATATTATAAGTTCACTGCGAAGACAAATGAGAGTGGAGATTATATGATTATGGGTGTTCCTTTGGGGACACAAACTGTTGTAATGGATGTAGACTTATCTGATATTGGTGAGTTTTCACTTACACCACAAGACCTAATAAGAATCGGTTTGGCAACCGAAGCTCAAGTAGCGGGAAATAGATTTAGAACATCAAGTGATTTGGACACTCTTCCACAAATTATCAATATAACAAAGACTGTTGATGTCACTCCACTTTGGGGCGAACCATCATTATGCCAAATTTCAATTAACAGAGTTGATTTTGATTTAAGAGACGAAGCTAACGTGGATATTCAACCAACAGCTGTCTTTATGGGTTCGATATTTTCTACATCGGACCAAATGAGAATCAGACCACAATTCAGTTTATTTGGACTCCCTTTCAATGGTCCTAAAGACAACTTCGGTAATCTATGTTCGTTAGAGACAGGTACAGGTCAGATATTGGCAATAAGACAAACAATCAATCTCGATGTTAGTGGTAATCCAATTTTGGAACAATACCAACTCGAACAAAACGGAAACGTAATCGACGGAGACGGTTCTTGGTTATTAGAACTCCCCATGAACCTTGATTATTTTTATACCAACGAATTTGGTGTAAGAGTTATTTCCTACGACCCAACAATTGGAGTTCCAACGAAAGCAAAATATAGATTTAAAATAAAATGGACCCAAGCTGCTAATTTCACAGATGGAGTTAGACGACCTTATTATTTATTACCGAATGTTAGAGAGTACGGTTGGTCAACACCTTCATCCGACCCAAACCTTGTTGGAAATTCGGGCCAAAGAAGAAGATTATCAAGTTCATATTATTTCGGGCTCGATTGGTCAGGATACACTGATGGTTTTTCTTCACAAGAATCGAACACAAGAATAAATGAAATAATAAACTGTGAAGATACTTTTTACCAATTTGAATACAACCGAGTATATACACCATCGTCTTTAATTGACCAGTACAAATATGGGGGAAGGAGTAGATTCATTGGTATCAAAGAAATTGACGATAACTCATGTGAAGACAATGTAAATAAATTCCCTGTCAACGAAGGATTCAGGAATTTTGACTTACTATACTTCATTGTATCATTAGTTTTACAAATATTTCAGTTGATATCACCACCAATATTTGTTGTCATACATTTTGCAAAGGCAATATTAGATGGCTCAGCACTACTCAGGACTATACTTGCAGGATACTTCTACGTTGTTGCCGGTTATTGGTTAACCTTAGCAATAATAGATTTTATTGCAGCTGTTCAATTTTTTATTGCGGCAGCCAATACCGCGGCGATACCAGGTCTACAATTTGAAGCCTTGGCACTCAAGGGTTTGGGAGCACAAGCCTTAGAAGCTGGTGGTCAATATTTACTTCTTTTCGGAAAAAACTTAGCCGTAGCGATTGGTCTTACTGTTGTCTTTAGAATATTGAAAGGGAAAAGGTTCAAAGTTATGACCCTACCTGCCCTTACTTATCCAGATTGTGAGGGATGTCCCTGTTCTATTCAAGACATAGCTGCGGGGGATATACAGGATGACTCTTATACTGTTTTAACACCAACATCAGGTTTTTGGTTATATCAGGAAAAAATTAAGGATGAAATTTTAACACGGACAAGATTCAGTGTTGATGATTATGACCAAATAGCCTTTTTGTTTTCCACCTCTTTTGCGGGAAACCCCGTCAAAGGTGAGGCGGCAACAAACTTACTCAACAGTTACGGAGTACCGCTTTCAAAATATAAAACCACTGAATCTGAAGAAGGTTTCATTTTAAATGAAAATGACAATCCAAGAAGAGTTTATTTTTGGTCAAATTATTTACCTTGGGGTGAAAGAGTAAACCTATTCAACACAAGGAAGAAGTTTTTTGACGGACTAAATCAAATAAGGGTTACTTTTGATTTCACAGGGAATACAGGATTCCACCTTGACAACACACTCTGTGTTTTCTTTCAGGACAAGATGGAGACGGGCCAGATGATGACTTTTGTCGACCCGACAACATCAAGAGACCCAAATTACAAATATATAGGAAACCAACGTGAGTTTTCCAATGGTATAACGGGCACCCCTTTGAATATTGGTGCATCTATATACGACGTAAAATTCGCTAATCCAAATAACCAGTACAATGAAATAATCAAGAGATACAATCTTGGATATGGTTCTTCGAACATCGACTACAAACTACCCTCTGATGTAGAATACTATCAAGTTGTGACAGCTATGACTATGAATGAGGCTATTGATATGTTCATACTTAGCACTCCTGAGGGGGAAGGTTTACGTGACGTCATTTTGGGAAAAACTGGTTCATATTATAATTTACAAGAAAGAATTTTGGGTATAATTCCTATATGGGGAAATACTTTGGAATTCACGGGAACCTATGCATTCAGGGATATGTTCGAGAATTTTGATGAACAATACCTAACAATTATACAGAGAGGAGTAGACCCCTATTCTCCGAAATATAATAACAAATTCGATTTGAATGCCCTGTTTGGTTACCCTATGGGAACTCAAGGGGATTTGGTTATTACAGCTTCAACAAGGTTGAATATACCCATTCAGAAACTGAACACACAAGAGATGACAGTTCAGCCTTTCACAGTAAATGGACAAAATGAAATTTTTTATCCATCACACTTTTTCCGAGGTGGAGTTCAGGGTTCAACAACAGTTGGAACTCAGTGGTCTGCATTTACATCGTCAATTGTAGGATATTATTCTTCGTTAGATGCTAAACGAGTATTTAGGACTGGTGTACCACAACCAGGCTCTGATGCGTTCATACCATCACCAACAGTTTGGGTTCATTCTGTTGGAGCTAATTATAATAACGCGGTGACAGTTCCTCCTGATGGAAACTCATTCGATGGAAGTTTTACTAGCGGGAGAAGTACTTATAACTCTCCTGGTGGTCCCGTTTCATTTTATCAAACAAGTGAAGATTTATCAGGTGCTGCGTACTTCACCGCGAACGGGGGTTCTAAACCAAGTGAAACAACTGTCGGATATTGGACAAGAGTTTTCTATCCATTTTTTTCAGCCAACCCTATGAATATTACTTCAAATGTTAACAACGTTCTCAGGACTGATAGATTACCTTCGTCTGATATTTTGGATGGAGATTATTGGGAAACGAACCCAAGCCTTCTACAACAAAATCTAAACTTTGGAATTTATTTGATTTCTGAATCAGGTGAATCTGGTGAAGTAATTCCGAATACAATAACTTCAACTGGTGCTCAACAAGTATCTCCTGACATTGCGGGACAATTCGCCTCTGATAATGTTTTTGATACATTTGAGTGTCCAAATATTGTGAGTCTCAATTGTTATGAAGGAACCGGTACAGGGTTCACAGTGAATAGAAATTGTGCTAATAATGATGATGTGCAGAGCGGCTGTTATACCTTTGCCAAGAGAATAGTTTTGGACATACCAAAAGATATAAGAAATTTCAATGAATGGGCTTATAGATTTAGATTTTTCTACGGTATGTGTAGAGGAGTTTTGAGCCAATCATTCACTAACAATTGGGTTAATGGTTCTTTATTCATGTTCCCAATTCAAGTAGACGTCACTTTTGATAGGAACAACAAAGCTAATCCACCTAACTATCCAAAAAACATAACCTTTTTCGATAGTAAAACAAATAACTTTTACTACAGAAGTAGTCCATTTATATCAGGGTACACCCCAAGCGAATTCATAGGAATCGATGCAAATACCACTGGACCACAATTTTCACTTAACGAACGTAATTTATTATTTCCAACAACAATAATGAATTTGGGTATGAAAGATTCATTTTATGGCGAGATTATATTAGAACCGTCCACTAATGCTTATGTAATGAATAATCTTAATCCAACAAGTTATTCAGATACCTCGGATTTGGTTAACTTGTTTGTTATTTCTAGAATTACAAACAAAACATTTTTACAACAAATGCTAAATTCAAGAGATAATTCAGTTAATTCACTTTTTACTAGAAATGGACAACCAAACTCTATAATTTTCAATCCTAAAAGTAGGCTTGATGCAGATTTAGCACAGTTGATGTCAATCAACTCAGAAGTAGGATTGATACCTTTCAGTCCTCAATATTATCCTTTTTCACCAAACAATCCTGACAACGCTGTCAATGTTTACACTCAAGGTTTAGCAAATCCCACGATAGGTGTATTCTTTTCTTCGAACACGGAGAATTTGCAAACTAAAGATTTTTTAACACCAGGTTTGATAAATTTTAGGTTCAATCCAAACGTGACTGCTGTAGTTTACAATTACGGGATAAAATCTCAAAGGGTCCCTCTTTATCAATGGGAACTTACACCTGGACCACAAACAAGAACTATATTCGGGAGTGAAACAAACAATTGGAGAACCCGTATACAAGATATAGTTTCTTCTCCTTATCAGTCTCTGAATAGAAGAAGTTTGATTTCTCCGAATTATTTTGTTCCATCCAATACCGCGTTAGATGTAAATCAGAGAGGTTATATATTCAATAAAAATGCTCAGGGTTCATATGACGGATTTGAATTTCCTGGTATGGATACAAAGTTTATTGTAGGTGCTCCTTTCCATTTTTATTTCGGAGTTGTCAAGGGAAACTCAGCTTTAGATAAATTCAAACAAAAGTATCTACCTAATGAATAAGTTTACTCTGATACCGAGTGAATTACAGTTTCCTGAATCACCAACAGTAGACCAATCTCTTCAAATAACTTTGGAGGAAAAACAACAAGTAATTACAGAATACGATAGGAGTGCTACTATAAGTTTGGAACAGGTTTATGATGATGAGAGGCAAGCTTGTACCCTGTTCAGACCTACTTTCAAAGTGGTATACCTTTATGGTAATACAATTACAGGGACCACAAATTATTTACCTTTTCAATACAATCTTTATTTGGTTGACAACGTAGAATCAGTGACTACAGGTGTTTGGAAAGGATTCCCTCAATTTTATGAGTTTGATTTTTTCAGACCGAGTATATCAGACCAACACGTAGATTATTATGCCAAAAGCGCATATACCTATAATTGGTCCTTCTATCTAACTTATGT